ATCCGCGGCCGACTCGGCGGCGGACTTTGAATATGCCACCCCATGCTCGACGCCGGCAAAATCAACCCGCTTCGGCGGCGGCGCCTGATAGTCGGATGTGCCAGGCAAGATTGACTGTGTCGGGCGGCTGCCGGGACCATAACCGGCACCGCCCAGGCTGGCGGGGCCATAGCCGCCAGTGTCACCAGTTCCCGGGCCGCGCCCAACGGTTACGCCGGCCGCGCCCCTTGATGCGGTCACGACAACATCGTTCAGAACCGCGTTAGCTTGCTGTGCGTCGGCCTTGATTTGCGCCATGCTCTTATTGGCATCGAGTGCCGCAGCCTTGGCCTCCATCGACAGGCTATTCCAGAAACTTTTCCAGATATTTCCGAGGGTCTTCGTTAGTCCGTCGAAGAACGGCGGCAGATCCTTGAACTCGGCCTGGACTTGGTCGGAAGCGTTCGGAGCCATTTGTTGCACGTCTATTTCTTTCCAGAAACGCGCCCAAATGTCTTTTAGGTTTTTTGTCAACGTATTAAAGGCCAACTCCAGATCCTTAGAGTCGGTCTGTATTTGATCAGCAGAACTCGGCGCTTGCTGTATCTCGATTTGTCCGCTCATCCAGGCTTGGGTCATCTTATTGATGTCGGCTATAAACTCATTGAGCGCGATTCGTGTGCTCAGTATCTCGTTTGAAACGAAGGCCCATAGTTCTTTTTGTTGTGTCTCTGCTTTCGCCCCCGCCACATCCAATTTCTTTAAATCAGCCAAGCGCTGCGCGGTCGCGCCGCGCTGCGAGTCGCTAAGTTCCCTTTCCCTTGCGGCTCGGTCGGCGTTTGCCTTTATGAGATTTTTGGCATCTTCCAGCGGCACGCCGAACACACTTTTCGATATCTCGTTAAGCTGAATCTCGCTCAGTTGCAATTGCTTGGCGTTTGCCGCTGCCCGCAGGAGAGCGTCTCCAAGCACCTTTACCTGATCAGCATAGGGAAGCTTTTTTAGCTTTGCTTGATCGACCTGAAGTATGTCGAGCGGCTCCGAAAAGTCGCGCACTGCCTGCTGTGCGCCCCGCATCACCTGTACGGTCTGGTCGCCGAATGTCGCAAAACTCTGAGAGGCTTGCTTGGTGGCGTCTTGCGTCGTCGTCGCAACCTTCTGGATTGTGGACGAGACGCCAGACAAAAACCTTTTCGCAATCTCCTCGCTTTCGCCGGCCTCTTTGGCGAGTTCTTGAAAACCTTGCACCATCAGCGGCGGGGCTGCACTCTCGCGCGCAAGGTCGCGAATCTCACGCATGCTTTTTGCTAATTCCTCAAACTGTTCGATTATCTTGCTGATGGCCAACCCGCCTAAAAACCCTGCGGCACCACCGACGCCGCCAGCGACAAAACTACCGAGAACGCCGCCGCCGCGCGTCAGACTGCCAAGTTGCCTGAACAGCATCCGCGCGGATCTTGCCGTGACATTAAGGCTCTCCGTTGCCTCATTCGCCGAGCGTTCAACGCCCTTGAGCCCACGACTGAGCTCAACCGCCCGGCCTTTCATCTCGCCGAAAGTGTTTGAAAGTTCCTTTGCCCGCGCGGTATCGCCGGCCTTAACGGCAGCGTTGATCTGCCTGCCGACGTTCGCCAATTCCGCCTGAAGAAGTTTTAATTCGCCGCGCAGTTTAGAGGTGTCGGCGCCAAATGAGACGGTCAGATTGTCGGGCATAGCTCAGTCAGATCCCGGTCAATTCTTTGAGCGTACGCTGCACTTCGCTGCCTTCGCCATGCGCGGCGTTGCGCGCGTCAACCAGGCGGAAGGCACGTTCCATCTTCTCCCGGTCGAGGCCGAGGGTTATCCACGCGAAAACCTGGCGCGGCGTCATTTCCCAGATCGACTCGGGCGAGTGATGCCAGACGATCAACTGTTCAACTGCGCCGGCAAGATGGCTGCCGGCTGCACGCCGTTGACGGCGCCGTCCTCTAGCGCTGGCTCGGTCCCGGCCTCGGCCAGCGCTATCGGAGGGCGGTCTGACGGGAACGTGAGCCGCACGACCTCCCCGGCAACCGCGATCACGATGCCGCTCGGGAGCGCCGCCGCTTGCCGCTCGTATTGCGCGTCGCCGTGATGCCCGAGCCCCGCCGCGATGATCGCCGGCAGCGCCTCCGAGGCGGTGAGCAACCCCGCGCCGCCCTCGATGACCCGCGCGAAGGACGGGTATTTCCGGCCGATATCGGCAAGCTCGGCCAGTGAGATGCCCTTGATCTCGAATTGGGCTACCTCACCGTCCGCGGCCTCTATCGCGACCGTGGCTTTCGGTTGCTTCGGCACCAACTCCAGAAAACTAATCGGCATTGGATTACTCCGCAGCCCTCCGCGCGGTAGTCATGCCGGTGCTAACCGACGCGAGGAACGCCATTTTGAGGTTCTCAGCGGTGAACTCGTCCATGATCATGTGTACCTCGAGCGTCTGCTGCACGACCGGGCTGAAGTCTTTCTTTCTGATGCCGCCGACCCGGTGGTTCCAGTGATCGAGACGCTCGACGGCCGGGGTGAGCTCGAAGACGTTGACGTTGCCGACATCGCGCGGGGTCAGATCGCTCTCGCCCTTCCAGGTGATGATGCCGGTGCCGACGTAATAGGCGTCGGTGGTCGGGCTCACCATCGCGTCGTCCGGGTGCGTGATGGTCCCGAACGAGCCGGTCGTCGAGTCGGCCAGCACGTCGCCGGTCAATTCAAGGCGGCCATATTCATCCTGAATAAAACCAATCGCGCCACTGGGGCCGAACTGGACCACCGGCAAATTGATCACAATCTGCGGACCGATGTCGTTGGTGCCGGTGAAGTTCAATTCCCCGATGATCTGGGATTGCAAACCGATGTCGAGTGTCACGGCGGGCATGGCTTTGTTCCTCTCAACTCTTGTTCAATTCGTCTTGCACCGTCTTGCCAACGATTGCCTCCAGTTCGGCCCTGGCACGCGAGCGCATTGCCGCTGCGGGGCCACGCAGGAACCGGCGAGCGGTGATGTGCGGGCGGCGACGCTGATACGCAGCGACTGGCCCCGACGAGCGGCTGTAGGTCCGCACCCGCACGGGACCACTGCGGCGCTTGCCGGGAGCGCCGTATTCGAGGGCGCCAAAGGCGGCCCCGATCTGCTGTGCCTTGCCGGCAGGGAGAACCCGGACGCGGCCACGCACAAAGTCTTGACGCACATCCACAAACGAGCGTGTCGCCGTGCGCAGCCGGCCGGTGCGAACCGGCTCGGCAGCCTTTACCCGCGACAGCAGTTGCATCGTTAGTTGGGTGATCTTGATCTCTAGCTTCTGCTTGAGAGCGTCCGGAAGCTGATCGAGATGCAGCACCAGCTTGTTTAGGTTGGACTCGACCGTGATGTTGAAGTCGCTCACGCTGCGAGATCGCCCAAGCGAAATGCGTAGGCAAAGACAAAGGTGATATCGATGCGATGCTCCAACGCCTCGGCATCGGGCGGGAGCACGACGCAGCCCTGATAATCGATGCGGCCGGTGGTGCCGACCGCGGTGCGCAATGCGTCGTCCGACAACACCGCGGCGACAATGGCGCTGCGGTAGCGCGACAGCAGCACGCCCGCATCTGCCGCCCCGCCGGCCCGCACATACACGCTGACGCCTGGGCTCAACTCCATGCGCTGCAATTCGCTGTGGTGCTGCTGCGGCGCCTGGCCGAGCGAGGTTTCAATGCCGTCCTGAATGATCACCGCCGGCCGGGCATTCCCGGGCACGTCCAGCTTGTTGCGCACGACAGCTGCAATGCCGTTCACGGCGCCGCACAGCGCCGCCAGCCGCGACAGGATCACCTCGCGCTGGTCAGCCACGGCAGAGCAGGTTCACGCGGCAGAGCGTGCCGCCGTAGCTCAGCGGCGCGATCTCCTGGATGTTCGAGGGATTGCCGTCGATCACGAGGATGTCGTCCCGCGACGGAATGCCGAAGCTGCCGAGGCCGGTCGGGCTGAGCACAACCCTGATCTCCTGGCTCTCACCGGCCTCGAGCGATTGCGGTCCGAAATTTCGCACCGCCGCCGGGCACGTCACTTCATCCGCCACCGTCACGCCGCCGGTTGCGGCGTCCACCGCGGTACGTTGCAGCGTCACCGTCTGGCCATAGCCGGCAATAGCCGCATCGAGCCGCTCAATAAGCGTTCCGGGCGTCATACCGTCCAGATTTTGTAGGCGCAGAGCATGTCCTGCGCGCCCGCCGGCATGGCGCCGCCGCTAGTGCCAGCGCCGCCGTCGCCCGCGTAAACCTGGGTAATGAGGTCCGGTATCGTTTCCGAGCGCAGCGCCGGGTCGCGCCCCACCGCGTGCCACCGCAGCGTCAGCCATTCGAGGCAGGCGGCCTGCACGTCGGCGGGGATCGCCTCGAAACCCGCGGTGTAATCCACCACTGCCAACGCCACGCTCCACGAGCTCGGCACCAGTGTCGCGTCGAGCCGGTACACGGCGCCCTGCTCCGGAAACACCTCCAGCAGCGTCGCATCGAGCGCCGCACCATCCTCCGCGACGCTCACCAGCGGCACGCCGCCATCATCGACCACGATCGGATACTGCCGCACTACCAGCGGCTCGCCGTACTGCCCGCAGACGTTGCGCAACTGGTCCCGGTATACCTGCACGGCAAATACCCGGTCACACCAGTTGTTGATTGCCGCCGATACTGCATCGATCTGCGCCGACAGCGCCGCATCCTGCGACGTGTCGCTCGGGTCGATGCCGAGCGCGGCCTTCGCCTGATCCACGCTGACGAGCGCCAGCGAGCTTGCCGGCGTGACGACGCGCGTGATGCGGTAACCCCAGCGGCTCATCGCAGCTTCGCCAGCACCGGATAGAGATCGCAGGCGAGCGTCGAGCCATCGCCGAGGCGCAGCGTCAACAGCCCCTCGCCGTCAACGTCGAGCGAAGCCGGCGATGGCCCCGGCGGGCCGGGCCAGCCCCTTTCTCCGACTGCGCCGGTCGGTCCCGGCGGGCCGGATTTGCCGCGGGCCGCCAGCAGCCGCCAGCCATCGCCGGGACATGGCCCTGGAACGTCGTAGAGCGCGACAAACGACGAGCCGTCCACCATCACCACGTCGAGCGCTGCATAGGTGCCGGCGGTCTTCCATGCGCCCCGGAACGCGGGTGTGCAGCCGTCAGCACCGCGCTCGGCCACGCAAGCCCAATCCTCATGTGGCGGCTCCTCGGCAGTGTCGCGCGCAGCGCACCACGTCGAGCCGGCGTGCGTCACGAGCTCGCCGTCGTAATGCACCCCGCGCTCCCATGCCTTCGGTGCTGCAAACTTGCCGGGGGGGCCAGCCTCGCCCCGCGGCCCCGCCGGCCCCGCAATACTCTCTCCGGGCGGGCCTTGCGGTCCGGGCGGGCCTTCGATGCTGGCGCCCGGTTCGCCACGCTCTCCGGCAGGACCGATGATGCTGTCGCCGTCGCGGCCGGGAAGTCCTGGCTCGCCGTCCTTCAACGAAGCAACTCGCTCTCGCGCATCGGATAGCGCACGCTCAAGTGCAGCAAGAGCAGCGCTGATTTCTGCGCTTTGTTCAGCCAGACCACGATAGATCTGTGCCTCAAATAGTTCTAGCCGGTGCGCTACCGTATCCTGGCTATCAGCAACACGTTGACGCAATTCGCCCAGACGAATGCCTACCGCCGAGATGACGTCAGCCGAATTAAACGGCTCATTCATCAGATCATCCGGGACTATAATGGCGTGACGGGCCGGCGGTGGTGCGCCAGCCCGCCACTTGACAAAACAACCTGCTCAGAGGTCGTCATGCCCAAGATCATCGATATCACCGGCCAGACATTCGGTCGATTGACGGTCCTCGGGATTGCCCGGCACGGCAATTATCCCGGCGACCATATCCGCTGGAATTGCCGATGTTCCTGCGGGGCCGCCGCGGTGGTTACGGCGCGCAATCTGCGGAATGGGCATACGAAATCCTGCGGTTGTTGGAGATCAGACAACTGGTTCATTCAAAAGCAGACGCACGGAGAAAGCTGGACGCGATTGCACCGAATTTGGAGGGGCATGAAAACGCGATGCGGCAATCCTCATTGTGCTGCATTTCCCCGCTACGGCGGTCGCGGCATTCATGTCTGCGCCGAATGGCTCCAATTCGAGCCATTCCGCGATTGGGCTTTGGCAAATGGTTATGCTGACGATTTAACAATCGACCGCATCAACAATGATGGGCACTACGAGCCCGACAATTGCCGTTGGGCAACCTATGCCGGACAAAGCCGAAACAACCCACAGAACCGCGTTGTCATCCGATCAGACGGTAAGCGTTTCGCCCTCATCGTCGATGCCGCACGCGAGATGGGATGCTCACACTCCGGCATTAGCGCCGCGTGCCGCGGAAGCGTTAAAACCTTTGCTGGTTACGGATGGCAATATGGTTAAGTCGTCTCCGGCGCGGTCTAACATCTCCAACACTCGGATCGTCTTTTGTGCGCTGTCTCCCGCAGCAGGTTCTGCATTCGATGAATCTGAAGCGGCCGGCTTGTGTGGATATTTGTCGGCGGCCGACAGGCCAAAACCGAAACTCAAAGGTAAAACTTGTTCTTGAACTCGCGGCTCAGCGCCGACGCCGCCCGGCACGGCCGGCAGGTCTTCTTGCGCCCGCGCCTCGTCGGGCGAGTAGATCCCCGAGATGACCCCACGCGCCAACCCCTCGATGCGCTCGCGGTAGGCCGAGCGCAACAGCGCGCGCGTGTCGAGCTCGAGGTACTCGTCAGGGACGCCCTTCAGCCCGAAAAGCAAACCGAACGCTTCCTCGATGTGGTTAAGCGTGAACCCGAGCCCGGTCGCTATCCACGACTGCATCAACAATTCGGTGCTGGCGAAGGTCGTGTTACCAATGCCCAGGATTTGCAGCGGTATGCGCAGTGCCAACGCAATCGCCTGGTCATTCATCTTGAGCATCTCGGCGAGCTGCGCATCGACCGCGCTCGTTTGGATCGGCTGCGCCTTGAGCCCGCCCGTTAAAATCGGCGTTCCGCCGACATTCTCGTCCTGCGACTGCTCGTTCCACCAGGCGCGCAGTTCTTGTGACTGCTCGCGTTTCATCACAATATCGGTCGTCAGCAGAAAGCTGGGACGCGCCTGGTTAATGTAGAACTGAATCTGCTGGCTCAGCGCTGCGTCGTTCATCGCGAGCGACGGCGCGGCCGCCATGATCGGCGACTCGCCCTTGAGCGGATGCCGCGGCGTGTGCAGGCGAACGTGGAGTACATCGCGGCCCGGTACGCTCGGCGATAAATCGAGCCGCCGATCGATGATCTCGTTGCCCGACAGGCAATAGGAAATACTGCCGTCCTCGGCAACCATAGCTTCGCCGGTTCGCATCAAGTGCAACTCGGCGATCTCGAACCGGCTATTCCGCACCGCAACGGCATAGGCGTTGCCGTGTTCGTACAGCCGCCGCGTCAGGTTCAAGAGGAAGTCGGAAATCGACTGGTAATCGTTCGGGTGCCGCATGATGCGCGACAGCGCCGAGTTGGTGACACGCTCGCGCCCGCCGTTGTCGAGCCGCCGCCAGTGGTCGCCGCTGCACATCGGCACGGTCTGCGCATAAGCGGAAATGCAGGCTTCCAGCATCGCCGAGCGCGAGCCATAGGGCTGCAGATTATGGCCGCTTTGCCACCAGTTCAAATAACGGCCAGCGGATTGCGAGAGCAACCCACCCGACAGCATGTAAGGGCCGGGACGGTACTGCCCTTCGACAGCCCGCCCCGTGACCCATGATGGCAGCATGCGGCTGAGCCAATTCGCCATCTAAAAACCCAACCGGGTGCCCGCCATGCGCCCAACTTCGCTCATGGCGCCGGAAGAACATCATCAGGAAAGTTCACCACCGACGCGCCACGCGGCTGCCACGCCGGATCGGTCAGATCGTCCGCGCTGAGCAGAACATTGTCGCCGCCATCCAGCGTCAGCGAGGGTTGCCAGACCTGCACGAAACTCGCGCCGTCGCCGGGATAGGCGACGGAGCCAGCCTTGTCCTTGTCCATCCCGATCCGCAGCGTCTGGGCAGGGCTGATCGGAGTCAGATTGTTCGAGGCGCTGCATCTCCACCAGCCGTTGGGCCCTGGCCCCTCAATGGCCAGGTCAAACTTGGAAAAGCCGGCACCGTACACGGAATTGACATAGCTCTCATTGCTGGCCAGATCGAAATACACCCGCGCGCCGCCATCGCCGTTGAATATCTCGAAGCCCGCCTGCCTTGTGTCCGACTTCAGCCACACCGTGATCGCGCAAGCCATCGGCCCCGGGGCTTGGAACGACTGCTCGATACCGTGAAAACCGTTGCTGGTATCCTCTATGACATGCGCAGAAGTACCTGTCGCCGGCTGTGATGGCACATTCCCCTCAACGACGAGCCCGAACTCGCGCAGCGCTTGCTGCACCACAGGATTGTCGCGAGTGCCGGAACGCAATTTTATAGCTGTACAACTGCGCAGCCGGTTCGGATTGAGCATGACCATTGAATCCGGCCGGACGTTGAAACTAAGTGCAGCCCCGGAGACGCCGTCGCGCAGATCATGAAAGAAAACGCCATCCGGCGATCCCTGCACGGTCACCACCGCCGCGGTCCAGTCATTCGGCATGACAAGGCCGACGACCGCGGTAACCCCCGCGAGATCGACCGTCTCGGATATTGTGCCTTGATCGGGAATGACTGCGGCAAGCACGGGCATGTGTCAGCTCACCTTGCTTCGGGTTAGGAGATTGCCGCCCTTGGCCACCGCCAGAAGCGCCCGCATGAACCTCATCGCGTCGTGTATCCCGGCCCCGACTGCCCCGGCCGCACATCGCGGTGCTGCCGTTCGAGCTCTTCGCGCTCGCGTTTGTGCCGGGCTTCGAGCGCGTCGCGCTCGCGCTTCTGCGCCGCTTCCGGCGCTTCCGGCGGCTGCGCGGTGACTGGGTTGTATTCACCGCGAGCCATCGCATCCAGCTCCGCCTGGGTCGGTGTCGGCGGGGTTGGCGTCTCCTGGTGGGGCGTCGGCGCCGGTTCCTGGTGCGGCGTCGGCCGCGGCTGCGGTGATGGTGTCGGTTGCTGTTCCGGTGTCGGGTTCGATGTCTGCGCCATTGTTCAACTCTCCACGATGTAGTTTGGCCCGCCCTTGTAAACGGCGACGGAAAACTCGCGCCGCGCAGCCTGCGCCACCGGCCATTGCCGGCTGCCCGAGCGTATTTTGAGAAACGCGACGGCGCGCAGCATGTCGCTCGGCTGGTTCAGCACAATAGCCACGCCCGCCACGCACGGGACCACAACCTCGGTGCCGTCCGGGCGGAACAGGTCGTTGTAGCCGTTGCCGTCGCTCGAAATCTGAAACGACAAATTCGCGCCGCTCCAGCTTGCCGGCATGGTCAACCGGACAATCTCGCCCGCGGTGCAATCGATGCCCGACGAGAGTGATTGCCCGGCCTCAATGACCGGGCCGTTAAGCACGATCAGCGGCATGTCACCACGTCACGCCGGCAATGTACTGGACCATGCCGGTACGGCGCATCGCCCAGGTCGTCGGCAGGATGAGCCGCAGCGCCAATTGGTTCGTCTGGTACATGCTCTCGACGGGAGCCGCGACCACAGCCGGGGAGCCCGGCGTCGAAATGTGCGTCGGCGCGGTATCCTCGATATGCAGGGTGGCTTCCTCGCTCACCAAGAACTCTGGCGTGCCCATGACGCTGACGAAATCGGCGGCGTCGATCATGTACACCGTGCCGGCCGGCACCACCGTCGACTCAATGATGGTCAATCGGTTGGTGAACTGCTCCGTCCAGTTGAAGCCGGTGTTGCCCGGACCCGGCGTCATCATCAGCCCCAGCGCCTGCGCCGGGTTGATCAGCATCACCAGCCGCTCACCGGCATTGACGTTGTAGAACGGCGCCGTCAACGCGCGCAGATCACCGAGAATGGCCGCATAGCCACCGCCGGCCGTGGCGGTAATTGCCGAAACGCCGTTGATCAACCCCGCCGGCCGGGTGCTGCCGCTGCCGCCGCCGGCCACGTTGTCGATCAGCAACGTGTCCAGCATCAACCCCGTCTTGCGGATGATCGCATCGCGCACGAGCCCTTCCAGGCTGGGGTTGCTGTACTGTGCGATCTCCCGGCTGTAACGGGTGATCACACCCACTTTGTGCGGGTATAACGAGATGGTCGTAAAGCCCATGCGCCGCACCGGGATGGGCTGCGCTTCAGCGACGAAGCTCCCGGCAATGTTCGGTGTTGCGGCCTCGCTCGGAATCTTGATGACACCGGCATCGGGGCCAAATTGCAGTGAGGTCCCTTGCGCTGCCAGCGACGGCAGGATGCGCCTGGCCGTCGGCGGTTGCAGCATCGCCGAGGTTGCGGTCTGCACCAGCTCCGCCGCCCAGGTAGCAAGCGTCGTCGATGCCCCCGCCACCGCTGCGCGGGTGATGACGCTGGTTGCCTCGTCGTCGGGATAGCGCTCGGCAAGGATATCCTCGACGGCGCGGTGCTGGATGTACGCGCGCAGCATCGCCGCACCCGCCCGCCAGAAGTATTCCTGCGGCTCGACTTCCTTTGGCTGAATGCCAAGCGGCCGGCGGATGACGGCTGGCGCGCGGATCTCGGATTGCTGCGCCAGCGTGCGCGCCGCCAGTGACCTTTCGGTGCGCTCCAGCGAGGCCAACCGTTCCGTTACGGCCTCGATGGTGTCTTGCAGCGCCTGCGCCTGCTCCACGTCGTGGTCAGCATCCTTGGTGTGCTCGGTAAGTTCGTCCCGCGCGGCATTGAGCCGGGCCTGTGCGTCTTGGATTTGTTGTCCGATGTTCATAGCAGTCCCCCGCATTGCGGGTTTCATCACGGCATGCCCGCCGGTTTTCACCACTCCGGGCCTTGTTGCGGCATGCTCGCCGAAGGCCAGGGTTATGGTGTCGTCCGCGATCCCGAGGGATCGCGCTAATTGCAGTGCCGCCGGATTGGCCGGCACCGATACGATCGATGTTTCGAGCAGTTCCTGCTGTAAGTAGCGGGTGCCGTTCCACGGGTTCTTCGGGTCGATCGGCTCGCTCTCGCGCGGCAGGAACCCGACGCTGGTAGCGCGCAGGAGGTTGGCCTCGATCAGTCGGCGCACGTCGTCCGCAACCTGTGTCGTGCCCGGTGGCGCCGGCTCGAAATCGCCGATTAACCGCTCGCCCTCGACGCGCACGTTGCGCCAGTTGCCAACCACCTTGTCCGGTTGGTGGTTGAACAGCGCCACCGGGTTCTTCCGGAACGAATCCAACAACCAACCGCTCGGTTCGATGATGTCGCCGTAGCGGTCAACCGTGGCGTCCGAAAGCACATAGGAGAGCGCCCCGTCCACCTTGCCGGCGGCGGTTTTGCGTACCAGGGTCATGCGTGGTTTCCCGTATGCCTCGTCAGGCGATCATTGCCTGCACGTCGAAAACCGGCGCGGCGGTCGGGTTCAGCGACATGCGGTCAACGGCGTTGATCAGCGCCGCCCAAGGGTCGATCTTGGCGTCTCCGGCATTTTGCTTGGTGGCGCGGATTGCGGTCGCGGTGGGCTCGATCTTGACGTTCGAGACGCACCAATCCATCAGCGACGAGGGCGCGTGCACCAGGGCGCCGCTGACCAGCCGCCGCTCGGCCGTTTTGATCGCCCCCATCAGCCGGTAGCCCTGCCCGACGCCGATCAGCATGCCGTTCTCGAGCGTCACGTCGATCGCCGCCAGTTCGTCGACCAACTCGCCAATGCCGGCCGGATCAACCGCGACACACGCCAAGAGCCCGCGGTCCTTGATCGCTTCGATGTGCGCCACGATCGCCGAGAGGTCGGCGAGCTCGTCGTCGACGATGGTGAGCTCACCGGCGTCGGCAAAATCCTGCAACGCCGCGGCGATCGACTGCCGCCGGTCGAGCACCCCCTCGTGGCACCAGGCATGCGACCACGACAGCCAGCGATGCACCCGCCGAGTTTCGCCCTCGTCCTCCACCACGTCGCTTTCTTGGCGCTCGCGCCCCAGCACCGTCAGCCCGAACAGATCGTCGAGCCCGCCGCCGTCGACACCGACCACGATCGTCTCGCTGCGCGCAATCAGGCTGTCGAGCGTCAGCTCGTCGTCCGTTGCCGCCGTCCAGAACTCGGCACCCGGCCACCCGTCCG